GTGCAAATAATTAAATTTTTCCTTAAACTAAGTTATAACACATTAAAATATTTGCTCTGCCAATAAAATCTCATTATCTTTGCAAAAAACAGGTGAGACACACCACAAAAACTGAATAAAAATGAAAGTTATAGAACAAGACACAATAAACTTTATTAAGGCGCACATAAATGAACGACCAAGATACAAGTTGGCACAAAGAATGGGTGTCAGCGTGAAATTCTTGTATAAGATTCTACATGATTGCAATTGTAAAATCGAACATAAAAGACCTGTTCCGAAACCCAACAAGAAGCGTGATGAACAAATTGCAAAGCTTTACACCAACCATTCAGTCAAAGAGATTGCCGAGATTGTAGGGTGTCATCCGTCTACAGTAGGAAAGGCGGCAAAAAGACTAAAGCTTACTCATTCGAATGAAACTATCGAAAGACTTAAAAAGAATAGTTTGGCAAATTTAAAGAAAGCGTATGAGAAAGCAACAATAAGTAAAAGGGTAAAAAGCTGGCAAAGAACCATGCAGATGGAGAAATTCAGAGTTATATCCTGCATTCCGCAACAGACAAGATTCAAATTTGCGGATATGCCTATAAAAGCATATCATGCCAAGTACAATCTCATAACAAAACATGGATATTTCGCTTTCGAAGGTGAGCCATACATTTTAGGTTATGACCGGAATACTCATAGGATGAATGAAGAATACTATAAGAACAAATATGGATTTTCTTTTGAGGAGGATGAAGAATGCCAAGAAGATTAACAAAAGAACAGATAGACTATATTAAAGTCCACATCAATGACTACCCACGAAAGGAAGTAGCCAAGGCTGCTGGTGTTACACTACACACCTTATATAAATATATCACTATTTTAGGTGGCACAAAAATTGACAACAAGTTGAGTAAAGAAACCATCAGCCAAATTTCCGTCATGTACCAAACGATGACAGCAAGGGAAATTTCCGAAGTGTTGAATATTCCTCAATCTACAATATTAGGACAAGTCAGTAAGCTTGGTTTAAAACACAATGTAGAAACGATAAATAGAATTCGTAAAGAGCGAAACAAGTCTCTAAGAAACTATTGGAATAAAGAAAGATATGCAAGTAAAGGAAGAAAACTTCACATGCAATACAAAATGGATGAACTTAGAGTTATGTCGGGCAAGCCGCAAGAGACAAAGTTGAGGATAAGAAAGCTCTCCTCAAAGGCTTTGAATGCAAAGATGTATTTGCGAAAGTCTTATAACTATTTCTACTCTAAGGGTGAGCCGTTTATTCTCTGCTATGACTCCGAGACAAAAAGACACCCTAAAGAGGAATACTATACTGAAAAATTTGGTTTCAAGTTTGTGCGTGCTTAATTTCCGTTTGCAGTTCCGTTTGCATTTTTCGTTTTCTGCAAACGGAATTTGCAAACAATCCTTTGATTTCGATGAATCCGGAAGTATGACATTACCTCCTATCACCTTAACTACTTGATTATTAGTGATTAAAAGAAAGCTTGATAGAGTTATTAAACCTTTTGCTTATTATTCGTAACTTTGCAGCCGTAACGTTACATAGAGTTAGTTTAATAAAGGTTTAACACAAAAAGATTATTCTTATGGAGACATCAAAAACTTATGTTTTTAATCCAGAGGGTTCAGGTAACAATGGAGGAATGATGAGCTTGATAGCTCCTTTGCTCCAACAGAGAGGCGTTGACCCAAACGTTCTTCTTGCGATGAAGGGTAATAACGGATTCGGCAATGGCGATGGTTCTTGGTTCATTTGGCTGCTCTTTATCCTTTGCTTCTGTGGTTGGGGCGGTAATGGTTTCGGCTTTGGTGGCCGTGGCAATGGCGCAGGTCTTGCCAATGAAATCAACAATGACTATGGTCGTTCCTTGCTTATGGATGCTATCGGTGGCAATCGTAATGCACTCAGTAATCTCGCTACTCAGCTCAATTGCACTGAAGGACAGATTCAACAAGCAATCTCTGCCTTGACAACCCAAGTTCAGAACGTGGGCAACCAAGTAGGCATGAGCGGAATGCAAACCATCAACGCTCTTCAGCAAGGTAACATGCAGATTGCATCACAACTCGCTGATTGCTGCTGCCGTGTAAATAACAATATTACGGCTATGGACGGAAACGTCAAGTTGGCTATGTGTCAGCAGACTGGCACTTTGCAGAATGCCATCAACAATGTAGCCGTAAGTCAGGAACGAGGTTTTTCTAATGTTGCTTTCGAAACCAAGGGTCAGACATGCGACATTTTGAATGCTATTAAAGATAGTACTCAGACCGTAGTTAATGGCCAACGCCAAGCAGAACTCAGAGATATGCAGGACAAGATAGACCATCTTCGTGAAGAGAATGGAACTTATAAGTCTTCTGCCATGACTTCGCAGATTGTAGGTCAAGCTATGGCACCTGTCAACGCTATGTTGGCTGGCTTGCAAAAAGAGGTAGATGGTATCAAGTGTAAGCTTCCATCAACTGTTACAACCAGCTACAGTCCATTTACTGCTGTTCCAAATTGCGTTGCTTGGCAAACAGGCTTATATGGTCTGAATGGTGTCAACAATGCAAGCTTTTGGGGTTAATTAGGAAAGGAGGCTGCTATGTTATGGATGAGACCTTTTGCATGGGTTAATCGTAACGGCTCGGCAGCTATCGCATCTACAGGCGTGGTGGTGAACACCGAAAATGTCGTTTTCTCGTTCAGAAACCACGCCTTCGTGAATGCTAACTATAGGGGAACTATCTTTGTGAACCTATATCAAGCTATTCCGACTGGTACGACAAATACGCTGCCAATCCTTTTCGAGACCAATGGCGTAACCCAAGCTGTAACTAAGTTCAACGGCAATCCTTTGACGGTAGCCGACATTGCAGGAACTGGAGTTTATCAGTTTTGGTTCGAGCGAGATACTAACACCCTTCAGCTAATGACGGGTATTGTTTAACAATTAACATTACAAAGCTATGTTTCAAGGACTTCGACCTAACAGCATATTCTATGTGCTTGACAAGGGTGAAAACCCAAGTCTTAAAATCGGACAGGTTGTATCGGTCAGTAACCCACAACCTAAGTTCCCAACATATACTCCTGGGCAATTCAACCCACAACCAATGGAGACTACCGTTGATGTTGTCGTAAAATTGCCTAATGAACAAATGGAGTTCAAACAACTCCCATCCAATATGCAAATTGCAAATTCGGAAAACCTCGTGGTTTCTGAAAGCCGTGAAGCTATGGATGCGGAAGTTGAGGCTATGTATCGGCATTCTAAGGAGATTGTGGAAAGCGAGCCATACCACAAAAAGGTTATGGAAGAGTGCGCAAAGATGCGTGCCGTATTGAATCCACAAATAGCCAAAGACAGACAACAGGAAGAAGACATCAATAACCTCAAAAGCGAGGTTAGCGGAATGAAGGGAACTTTGACCGATATTAAGTCTATGTTGTCAGTGGCTTTGGAAAAAGTTAATACAAAAAAGTAAATCATTATGGGATACATGATAGAAATTACCGAAAACAAGGTAAATGAAATGTCAGAACTTGTAGAGAAGATGCTTAAGTATGGTGGTAAACTCATGCACTGCATTGATGAAATGGGGGATGACAAGTATGGACGAATGGGTCACAGAAACCCAATGCCGGATTACCGAGACAATTGGGATGACGATGATGACCGCTATGGTGAAAGACATGGTGGTCGCAGAGGTGGCGGTTATCGCTATTAGTATTACACTTTGAGGTGGGGAGAAATCTCCACCTCCTTTAAAAGCTTTTATTATGGGAAGATACAAAATACCACTTGACGCATACGATATGAAGCCTGAAGGGATGATTGCATACCTTCGCTACAATGGCTGGCACTTCAATAAAAAGATGTGCGATTGGGCTATTACCTTAATGCGCAAGACAAACGCAACGACTGGTAAGCTCGAAAAAGTTGAACCGACAGAAAAAGATACAGTCGAGGAACTTCTTAAAGTCAATAACGTAAAGTTGGAGAATGCCGACAATTACGATTTCGTCTATGTCGCAAACATGGCTAGAGCCGATTTCTTTAAGTCCTCTTTAAAGGACGAAGCTGCTTTGGCTCAATTCATTAAGGATATGGTGGATGACCCAGACCAAGCGGACGGATTTATTTTCAATAGATTTTATGCCGATTGCAACCATAATGGTATCGGCATTCCATGGGATGATGTATTATGATTAAACAAGAAATTTACTTGGAGAAATACGATTGGAATGTGATTGTATGTCATGTAGCTAATCAAGAAGATGTTGACGAAGCTATGGACTTACTAAGTTCCATTGATTGTAAGGGGCAACCATTATTGGATGCATACGACCACATTTCAACCGATTCTTCAAACAAAGGATTGACATACACAAATGTTTCAAAGAAAACAAGTGTTGTGCTCATTTGCAAATCTACTTCTGAAGGTGAGTATATAAATAGTCTCACACATGAAATGTTTCATGTAGTAGCACATATATGCAACCATCTGGGAATAGATATGCAAGGCGAAGAACCATGCTATCTTATGGGATGGCTCTGTCAGTCGATATTATAGAAGATTTCCTTATAAGTTTAACTTGGTGGGCAGACCTTGGATTTTTCCATCTGCCCTCCTATAAAATTACAAGAATATGAGTTGTTCGAAAATCAAAAATTACCTTTATGAACGTTTTAATGAGGATTTTAACGTTCTATCTGAGAATGAAAATCGAGTTATCATTACATTTGATGATAATGACTTGTCGGTACTCGTAAACAAGATGGAGAATAAATTATTCATTCTCGTTCCGCTAACTAATATGCATTCGTTTGAACATCATCCGGATTGGATCTTGGTAGATGGCGAACGCATCAATAGTAACCTATTTTGGAAGGAATGCGGCAACCAAGTGATAGAATATCAAGGTGATGCCCCTATAGCTATCAAGCAAGACACCATAGAGAGAATTGTTAATGATTTCATTAAAAACAGATAACGTTTTAAAATTTGCATTAATTTATTTGCAAAGCCATCTTTTTTGTCGTATCTTTGCATTGTAATAAAAATGGTGAGACACACCGAAACAACTGTGTTTTACAAACTTAATTTTCGTAGATAAAGATATTAATATATCAATATAGAAAAAAAGCAAAATTATGACAGAAAAAGGATATTTAATCAAGAAAAAAGTATTATTCATTGATTTAGACGACACGATTATTACAACTATATCAGGAAACACCTTTCCTACAGATGTAACAGATTTCAAAATCCGTAAAGAGGTTTTGGATAAGATTGTAGATGCATTCCCTACTCTTTACTATGTTGAAATAGTCTCAAACCAAGGAGGCATCCCTCAATTTGTTGACGAACAGGATTTTATCGGCAAGATTAAGGCTATTGAAAGCTTTATGCAAAAATATCTTCGCAATCATACCGGACGAAATATCTTCGTCAACTCTATGTATTGCCCATCGCATGCAGAGATAGAAATGAGAAAGCCAAATACAGGAATGCTTGAGTCGTATTCTTCTTGGAAGAAAAGTGAGCTGATAATGATAGGTGATGCTAGCGGAAAAGAAGGTGACTTCTCGGACTCCGACAAACAATGTGCGGAGAATTTCGGTATTGAGTACATAGATATAGAAGACTTTTTGAAAATGTAAAAACAAAAAAAAGGAAGTCAGAGTGACTGTTGCAATTTTTGCAACAGTCACTCACGCAAACTGAAACAAAAAAGAGAGGTAACCACTTACCTCTCTTACTCAACTTGTAAGGAATACTTACATGTTCAACTATTATTTTCTCTTACTCTTAATGAAGTGCAGTATATCCCACTTCTTAAAATATCGGGTGTGCCCTCGCTTTTTGCATTCTCCGTTCGGAATGTCACCTCTAGCAACCATTCTATTCAATGTTGCATCAGAAACGTGAAGCTTCTCCTTGACCTCCTCGGTGCTCAACATAGGGTTGAGAGCATACGGCAGATAGTTCTCACAAAGGTCTTCTATCTCATCGCTGCTCATTCCGCAAGCAGTTACCTTCTCCCCTCTCTTCTCTTGCTCGTCTGCTCGAAAGCAAGAGTCAGACAACGATTTTAATAACACTCCCAAGGTGTGATAACCAAATAACTTTCCCATATCATTATAATCTAGAGATTAAACTTTGACAGCCCTTGCCTGAGTAATACTTATCGGCAAAACCATATACATAAAATATAATGGTCATTACAAGTATTACAACATTAGATTCCACCATTTCGTTGGTGGTAAAAACATTCCAGTATACAATATGGATAGCATTTATCCCAAATAGGTAGATTATCATCGGAATACGCCATCTGTAGCAGAGCCAAAAGAATCTGCTAGCAAGTATAAGCACAAGCGGATGGATGTAAACTGAGAAATAGATAAATGCTGCCGATACCCAATTCTCCTTAAACCATACGCACATTTCTTTTTCATGAGACGCAAATGTTACCATGCATGCAATATGAAAAAGCATGATAAACAGAGGCATCACTTCACAATAATACTTAAACCAAGTGAGTAGCTTTACGCTGTAGCCTCTACCTGCAAGGATAATGACGTTTATCATTTCGCTAACGTCCATGTCCTTAAACATTACTCTTGACAACTGTACAACACCGACTGATTGAACTAACCGATGGACTTCATCTTCTTCCTCTTTAGTCATAAATTCTTCTCCTTTTGTTTTTTTTGTTTATTATTTATTCTTAGTTCCTCATTCTTAATAATAAGGAAAGTGCTGCAAAAATAAACAATACTGCACAAAAATATTTATTTTGAGCAAAAATTTAAAGTTAAACTTTGCTAAAGTAACAATCTGAAAGTAGACGGCTGCAAAAATAGCGTTAGAACGGTTTCCTTACCAAATTCTAACGCTATCAGTGTTTATCCTATCACAACCTCAAGGCTCTCCATATCAGCGAACTTCAAGCCGCAATCCTTAGCAGCCTTGAAAATCTCTTTCTCTTCAACTTCCTCGATGGCTACCTCTACCTCCTTGTCGGCAAGTTCCTTGAAATACTTCTCTGTCTTCTGCTTCTGATTGAAGAAGTACTCATTGACCTCAGCGAACTTGGCTGAATCGTCCTTGGTGTATTCGTAGCCCTCATTGGCGTGCTTCTGCTCCAACTGCTGGCACTCCTGAAGCTTGAGCTGCATCTCCTCAAACTTATCGTCCTTCAAGCTCTCCTGTGCTTCCTCCACATCCTTGTCGTAGGTATCGGCTACGTGGCGCAGAGCCTTCATATTCTTCCAAACTCGCATAGCGGCATCATCACTCATTGATGATGTCTTCAATGCCTTCAATGTTCTGTAGGCTGCAACAGCCTCGATTGTCTTAATCTTTTTCATAATTGTTTCTTTATTTTTATGTTATACAATATTCTTCGCCAGATTGCCATAGCAGAATACCTTTCCTGTTAACAGTGCAAAGTTAAGAAAATAATTCCGAATAGCAATGCAGGAGGAGCAAAATTTACGAATTTAAAATTAACTTCCCCATGTTGGATAATCACTAGGTCGCAACGTGTCTGCTTTCTCGGTGAGAACGTAAACCACAAATACATTTCTAGCACATTTATTATATTAAGAACATCTACGTTTTAATACATAATATAACTACCTCCTGGAGGAACTTGTTTCCATCCACCATCTATATTAGTTTCAAAAGATAATTGACACATTTGTCCATAATACCCTCCTTCATAAACATTATCAAATCTTATATATACTTCAATATAATCTGTTCTATCACCTTCGGGAATAGTTACAGAGCCTGTATCTTGACCAGAGCTATTAGATACATAACCTCTTCCGTATGTTGTCTTATTATTACCATACTTACAAACACTTCTAAATGTACCATCACTAACTGTAAATGTAGCATCAGGAAGTTTATATATTTTAGCTTTACAAATACAAGTAGCACCAACTAATTCTCTCAACGATGAGAAATCAACAAAACCACTAGAACCACTTTTAATACTTTCCATATTAATTTGTCTAGGATAATATTTAAAACTAATAGCACCCGGAGGAGATATAAAAATTATTTTTGTATTATCATATAAAGTTGCATTACGAGTATATGCTAAAAAAGGTACAATAGTAACATCTTTATCATTACCTACATCAAAAGTTATTTCTCT